AACGTAGAGCAATTGCCATCAATTTCTGCTGAGCAACACTCATTGCTTTCTCAAATAAATCAAATTGTTCATAAACATCTTTAGGGTCTCGCATCGCTACCATTGCTTTAACAGATGGTTCTGGTAAAGCAAGTGAATGATGATTTAAAGGCCCATGATGAACATGTACTTCACCCTTATATCTGATTCTATGCATTTCTTTTATTGGATGGGAATCAATTAAAGTACCCTTTACAGGAATTCCAGTTTTAGGATGCATGAAAGATACTTCATCACCTGACTGGAAAGTTTCATCTAACTGAGTATCTTCATAAACTTTTTCATCTTCACCAGGATTGTATCCATGTCTATCTTTACCACGATCTATTTCAGTAGTAGAACCTTTGAATAACTTATCATACTGAGAATCAGCAAACATATTTGGAAATAATTTGGAAATATGCTTGTCTTTAAATTTCTTCTCATCTGGAGATTTTGGTTCATAAACCTCATTAATGATATTTTTAAATGACTTAGCCATTATCGGTTTCCTTATCGCTTTTCTATGAAGCTTAAGACTCAATTTCCGCGTCGTGTTGCTTTGCGATTTTCTGATGTGTATCATATGCATTCTTCAAAGCTTTACCTGCTTGTGTATTGAATGCCATCATCGCACCACCTGCAATTGTGGCCAATGGATGACCACCAGTAGCTAAACTAGCAGCAACCGCGCCACCTGCAGCTCGTGCTCCAACTATAGTTTGCAGCTTCAGATAATTTTTCAATGCTTTATGAAATTTAGGGTGTAGCAAAGCTTTTAAATTACTATGAAGGCTGGCTTCATCGAGCATCAGTTCGTTCATGATGGCTTCCTGTTCCTCTTCGGAAAGGTGACCATATTGCTCATGGAACTCAGCAAAGAAAGCTTCAGTCTCTTCTTCCTCAGTCAGCTCTACTGACATCAGTGAGTTCATGATTTCTAGTTGTTCTTCAACTGGTAAATGACCATATTCTGCATGAAACTCTTCAAAAAATGATTCTGTGTCATCTTCTTCAGTTGTTTCTGCAAAATAATTTTCAGCTACTTCAACTTTTTTACGCTCAATGATTTCATGAACTTTGTTTTTGATAAGTTCATTAAAAGTTTCTTTCATATCATATGGTTTTTTCTCTAAAGATTCAACCACAAGTTTAGTTAGATTGTTCTTGTCCATTTTCTGGCTCCTGTTCTTGTTGTTGCTGTTGCATCATTAATTCTTGATTGTACTGAGGGTTCTGCATTTCCATTGCGATCTCCTCATCCATTTTTTCAATATCCTCATCATTTTGTTGTAGAATATTCTTTCGAATCCATTCATGTGAATAGTATTTACCTGCATAATCATCAACATCTCTCAAACGAACAAATCTTTCATTCATAATTTCCAATTCTTTTAATTCAGTGAAATAGTTATCTCGTAAGAAATGGAAACGAATGTATTTCTTAATTTGTTGCCAATCATCAGGTGTTGCAATTTTCTTTAATACTAATTGTTTTTCAAGTGCAGATAAAAATAAATTTGAAAACTTTGAACGTACTCTATCAATAAATTTAGAAAAATTGACTTCATCTCTTGTAATTTCAGTAGCTCTACCTAAATTATATACAGAATCTGGTTTCATTCTTGTTAATGGTACTTGTAATGACCTATATAACCTATCTTGAAAATATTCAACAGATTCAAGTAATTGTGATAATTGTGTACCACCTTGTAATACAGAAATTTCTGTTCCACGACCACCTTCACGTCTTGGTAGCCAATAATCTTCTAACATAGTCATAAATTTACGATCATCTTTAATTTCACCAGTATCAGCATTATATGTAAGTCTATTTTTATATTTAACCATCATATCACGAACATATTGTTCAGCTTTCATTTTAGGTAAATTACCAACATCAATATAAAAAATTCTACGTTCTGGTGCACGAGATAAATGATAAATCAATGATGCATCCTCAAGAGCCCTAAGTTGATTTAATGGTTTAATTGATGGATGCAAATATGATAAAACCATGATATTATTTTGATCCATAATTCCTGATGTAGTATGAATTATAGAATCTTTTTGAATCTTCAATCCAGAAGTTCCTTGATTTGAAAGAATGGCTTTTGAACCATAATTCAAACCTTTATCATGATACATATAATATTCAGCTTTAGTTGTTTGTAAAGTAGCTCCAGTTTTAGGATCACCTTTTTTATCAACTTCACGAATTTTTCTAATTTTTCGTGGATCAATATATCTAAGTTCTTTTAATCCTTCAGCTGGAGCTTTATCATCAATAATAGCATGATAGTAACTTCTACCATCAATATACCACCTTTTAAAAATATCATACCCTGAATTTCTGAAATCAAGTAAATCAAGAACATTTTTAAATTCTTGTGTAATTACTTTTTTTACATTATCATTGATTTCTAAATCATCAAGAATGATTTCTACAGGGCTATCACCATCTTCAACAACAATAGATTCATTAACAACTTCATTAATTGCTTTGTCGATTTCAGGTTGTAATGACATTTCTCTATATTTGGAAACAAGTTCTGCTTCAGTTCGAACAGTTCCATCCAAATCAACATACGTACCAAAAGTGCCACCAGCTGCAACAGTGACAGCACCATCATCTTTTACTTCAGGAGTGAAAGATTTTAATTCTTTCTTATCCTTATCTTTTGTACGTTCAATACTAAATCCAAAAATTTCCATAAAATATCAATTTCCTTATGTTCTTGGGTTTCTTGCTGGTAGAGGTGGTGTTGTTCCCTCTTGTACACCTGCATCAAAACGATTATTATCAGAGTCAACCCAGTAATCAATAGCAAATTCTACATCAAATTGTTCAACTTGGTCGATAGCTTCCCAATCTAGTGGAATTGCATCAATAGAAACAGGGAAAATACCAATGAATCGATATGTTTTTAATTCTTCACCTCTTTTACCATAATGAATAACATCTGCATCTATTTTATATGATTTAGGATCATTAGTAACTTGACCATCCATAATATTAGTTTGATGGTCATTGAGATTTCGATGCCAATTTTCTAGAGATGAACGAATATTAAAATTTTCATCGTTCATTACAGTAACGTTCCAGTTAGTATATACTCTATCACCAATCAATTTAATTCTACGACCAAAATATGGAATTTCAACTTGACCTAGAATTGATGGTGGAACCTGAGTAGCTTTTGCAACAAATTCTAATTTACGACCTTGACCAGATGCAGAACCTGGCCAATCTGGTAGTGATACTTTGAACAGGGATGGTCTTGCACCACCTGAAGCAAGTCCTTCTGCTTTAAAATTTTCGATATTGAAAGCCATTTATGACTCCTTTTATTTTTATTTATAATGACTTATTGTAAGGGGTTTCTACTATTATTTATAATAAAAACCCCTTAATTTTTCATTAGAACTTGCCAACAACTTCAGAGAATGCAACACCTGTTCGAACAGCTACGAAGTTTAGCTGGATGAAGTTAATAGAACGAGCTGGTTTGATGTAAATATCACCAATAAACTCATTTCTATCAATAACTTCTGGTGTATTATTTGTACCATCACATACAACTAAGAAATCAGTAATACCTCTGCGTCCTTGGACATCACGTAGAAATGGAACTACAAGATTTTTGAACTGTGTTCTTGTAAATTCATCATTGAATTCAAAGAGAGTGTATTTTGATGCTCTAGAAATAGCTTTCTCTAGAACGATAAAGAGTCTTCGAACATTGATTCTATCAAATGCACTTGGTTTAGAAAGTAGTGTCTTATCACCAAATAGAACAGTTCCTTGTCCTGGGAATGTTGCAACTGGATTAACACCATTCTTATAAAGTGTATCACGTTCTGATTGACGTGGATTAAATGCTAGTCTAATAATATTCTTAATTTGACCACGATTATAACCAGCTGGTGAGAACCATGGATCATTTGTTCTATCAGTTCTAACACAAAGACCTGCTGTATCACCATTTAATGGAACATAACGGTAAATGTCATTGTAACGGTCATACATGTACTTATAACCAGAATCAAGTACACCGTAGGATGATGAACGAAGATTGTTTCTAAATGCAACAACTGCATCTGCTTCGTTACCAATGTTATTTACAACATCACCTTTTTGTGGTGAACAAAGAACAATACAATCTTTTCTAACTTCTGCAATGTTATCAATAAGATAATTTGCTAGTTGGAATGATGTGGATTTACCTGTAAGAACTAAAGAAATTTCAACATCTTCAGTAGACTTATATAAATCATATGCTGCAGTAACTACAGAACGAGGAATATTAGATTCATTTTGTCCATCTCTACCAAGTTTGAAATCATAGTGAACAACATCAAGAGTTGAACTTACTAGATTTTCAGCTGTTTGAGATGCTGCACCTGAAATGTCATTAACAGCATAAATGTATTGAGATGCATCATTGACCACTGTTTGATAATAATTAGCACCACCATCAATAGTTTTAGCATCAGTAGCACGAGATACTTCACGATAAACTTCTAGAATTGTTCCAGGAACACCTGTAATTTTACCACCCTCATCAGTAACAACAATGTGCATTTCATCAGAGTTAATTGATGAATTACCAAAGTTGATTACATAATCAGATTGACCAGGAGCGGTATCTACGAGATTAAAGAATTCCCAATAACGAGGAACTGATTGTGTTGCTGTATTAGATGAATCGAAAGTATAATCAGAAGCTAATTTAAATTCGTCCTCAAATGATACTTGGAATGTAGCTCTTGGTGAAATGGTATGTTCTTCTGCTGATGTATCTAGTGTACCAACATTTACAGTTGGTGCAGAAGTAACATGGAATGCAGTAGAGTTAATAACATTGTTAACAACTAAATCTACAAGATTTGTATTACCAGAAGTAATTAACATACCTGCAGAGAAACCATCAGTATTTGATGTTGATGCATCAGTATTAGCAGAAGAATTAACAACTGAAACAATGGTATTACCACCTGATGCTATTAGATACTGAAGATTTGCAGTAGTACCAAAAGTTGATGTATTACCAATAGATGTAATAGTTAGATATTGTAGACCAATAAGTGTATTACCAACTTCAATTTTATCAGTAACATTGAGAAGTGTTTTTGCAGATGCAATATTAGCAGAAACTTCAGTATTACCGACACTTGAATTACCCGATACCGCAAAAGTAGCAGTATTGGAATTTACTGTAATTGGGAATGTTGCTTTTGTAGCATATGATGCTAGGTTAACAGAAGAACTAAATCCATCTGAATTACCACAAACAGATACTCTTAGTGAATTACCTAGTTCACCAGGAAATCTAGAAATGAATTTGACATCGGAATCAAATGTACCTTCTTTTTCTTCGAAGTGTGTTTCATTTTTAACAATTTGATATTCTAGATTTGCAACAGGTCCAGTATTTGCAACAGCTGAGAATGTTGTATTAGACACAAATTGAACAGCTACTTCAGTTGAAGTATTTGCTGCATCAGAAGCAACTGATAATGTAAATGCAGTACTATTTACAATAGAACCGATAGTTGCACCAACATTGAGAGTTGAATC